TGGTTTATACTAGACACCAATTCTGTGTTGGTAACTATGGTAGAATCACCCCTCATATTGAACCGGGGTACCTGTTGACGACTGACAACACCTCCTGCAACAGGAGGTTTAACCGCATAACCAGTGCGATTACGAACATTACGATTCGTTGCCATGACCTCAAAAGGATACTCCATCACTGTCAACCTCCGTTGCTTACGTGGAGCAACTTCACGCTCAAGTTGCGCTTGCCTCTTTTGAGCTTTTGTCCGAGTCATTTTGATGTTGGAAAGTTTTTATGGGATCCCGCAACTCAACGGGACTGTTCATTCGCTGTAACAATACTGCGCGCCGTGCAGTCTCTTGGCATTTATATTAGCCCATCAAATTGGATTTGGCACCTAAACAGCGAACCCCAGCTGGATCCATTTATTAACGTCTCAGCCAGCAAGAGACGACAACCCTCAGGCAAAAACAACCCGGGGCGCGTAAGGCACAGGAACATCACCAATTCTAATTCCAGAATAGTAACGTTCCAAACACTCCTGCTCATCTGGAGTGATGCCAAACGCTGTATAGAATGAGGACCTACAAGCGGGATGAACTGACCCGTATTTGCGGTTGACCCCCTCACTCAACTGCCGAAAAGACCACGGTAGCAGTTCCTGTGGTATCGGCCTCCTCTTACCAGATCGTATATACGCAGAATACAACTCCTGAAAAACTGGCAGCTGACCGGCCAAAGCTAGCCCACCAGTACCAACGGCGTCAAGCCAGCCGCGGTATACGGACGATGTATCCCAATTCTTCAACATAACAGAATCCTTAATGATGGCAGTATGCGGATTGCGACACATAATATAATCAACGCCATCAAAAACAGGCTTGGTCTGACAGAATTCAATGGCATCAAAATCGTAGACTGGTTCTTCCACAGCCATATTGAATCCCATCTCCAAAAACCACTGAGACAATGGAGCCATGAATTTATTCAAATCATGCTTCTCCATAAAAACAACACAATCATCCCCATTGTTGGCTAACCTGAGACGAACTCCCGTAAACAAAGAATAAGCGTGAATCATGGAACACATGAGTAAACAATTACCCAATGATGTGTTCATGTCACCGCTCATCCTCGTACCTTCAATGGAGTACTTCACCGTCCCATCCTCAACGTAACCGGTGCAATGGTTAACCTCTTGATAGCTCAACAAACGCTTCAAACGATCACGATGCTTACCGCGGAAGCACTCCCCATAAATGGAGTGTTCCCACCGGAGGGCATCAAGGGACACGTGCTGGTCAAACCGTGACGCGTCAAGCCCGACCGCAACAGGATTCCGAAAATCATCCCATTTGGTTTTCATTATGCGCGCCGACTCGACTGCGTTATAACCCTTAAGCACTGTCGTATCCCCAAATAACCGTTTAATGGAGGTGAAAATGCGTTTTTCCAGTGGTTTTAAATAACGGCCAACTCTGATGTTGAATCTTGGATCCCTAGGAGATATAACCCGAGGAACAGGATCCGCTTTTGTGGTACGATCTGTCTTCTCAAACTTCACGAAGATGTTTAGCGCTGACTCTTCCTCAAGACGACTGCGCCCCGCACGCAGCCTGTCAAGAGCACCCTGATACAACCGCCTCTTGCGGCCCTGGTAACTATCAACAAATTGTTGATGTGTACACGGGGCGGTCGAAGGAAGCAAAGGTACCAGAGCATCCCGCGTAGCCTGAAGCCGGCGGGAAAAGACCCCTTCCTGTGGACGAGGGGGGCGGACGAATCCACCATCCCCTTTCACAAAGAAGACGCGCTCACACACTCCTCGCAACAAAGTGTTGAGGTCATTATTGAATGGCACAATCTCGATGTCAGGGCCAACGCCAGCCACTCTTACGTAGCGCCGATCCCTGGGGGCTCCCAACTCCCCTTTCCACCGCAAGCGGTCAACACGATTGCCTCTAGGAATGTTCAGTTCAGTCCAGTCACCCACAACAGCGGGATACTGGGCTAGAACCTTAGAAACACCGCAATCTTGACCGGTGGAGGGAGCTGGGCCCCCCTAGGCTACCAAATCAAGCGAGCCGGGGTCAGAACCCCAGTTCGCCAGCCTAAACACCTTCCCGAAAACAGTCTCGTTGTCGCACCTATCCTTCCAAGCGTTTGTGGCCACAGCCAATTTCATTTGCCTGAATGAGTTCGTCGGAATAAAGGACAGAAATAAAGCGCGATCAATGGCAAGATTTTTGTCACATGTCCTCAAGTCTTTATACTCCGGCTCATCAAGCAACTTCTGCAGCCACTTTCTGGTGACAAGGATGTTAGCCTCACTCATGGGACGCTCACCAAACTTGTTGTAAGCCAATTTCGCAACGGATGAGGCAAAATAAGAACGTCTACCCTTACGGATGACCTTCTTCTTTCGTTCCACCTCTCCAACCACAGTACGCACACCCTTGTTGTAAACATGGTGTACTGACGTATAAACATGCCCATCAACGTACTCCAGTGGATCTTCCGCTACATCATCAAACTTACTAATCAAATTCTTGGTGAACTGAACCCGAGGCGTACCATGAACCACAACATCCCACGCATGTTTCAACCACCTAACTCCCCACTTGGTAAGCACAACGATCTGCTCACTGTCCACGGAACTCGCCATTTGTCGGAAGTTACAATTTACCCCCCTTAAAAAGAGTAGGCCCGACCTTCAAACCCGTACAAGCGTCGTACGAGAGATAATTCCTACGGAGACGAACCCGCAACTCTCAC